CAGCGTTGTGATCAGGGATACAAGACCTGCGAAGGACTTGACCATGCTCAGGGCCGTAATGATACCCTGGATTGCTCCGACAACGCCCATCAGCGCCTGTACGAAACTGAGGATCTTCAGCGCCACCATGGCCCCCGCAACTGCGGTGAGCACGGCAATGATCTGATCCATGTGGTCTACGATCGCTGTTATGATCGAGACTATAGGTTCCAGTGCCGGGTGCGCTTCGGTCAGCTGGTCAACAAAACCGCCGATTGCCTCAGATGCCGCATCCATGGCACCCTGCAGGCCGTCTTCCTGCAGGCCCTTAAGGATGCTGTCGAGAGCGTCGGCAATGCTTGTAGCCGCGTCTCCGATCGGACCCGATGCAAGCTCAAACAGGGAAGCGCCGATATTGGTCAGGGTCTCATGGATCCTGCCGCTCTGGAACTGCAGCGTCTCGCTCATCTTGCCGTAGGCCTCGCCTACGACATCAGCGTCAGTTCCCATCTGGTCGAGGTTGCTGTGGAAGACCTCGCCTTCTCCGGAGAAGATTGAGAGCGCCGCCTTGCCGGCTTCGATCGAGCTGAACATGTCGACCATGGACAGGCCGTTTTCGTCCGCAGATGCCGCCAGCATGCCAAGGATCTCGTCCAGAGTAGCGCCGCTGTCCATCATTTCCGTGAAGGACATTCCCGCGTACTCTGTACCCTCTGCCGCCTCCATGAGGTTGTTGGCCGCCTGCGTTCCGCTCTTGCCCAGCTCCGCGATCAGGCTGTTCAGCTGTGTGGTCGCCTGAGCTGTCGGAGTACCCTGTGCAGTCATGGTAGCCAGGGAAGCGCCGACCTGCTCGAAGCTGACACCGAAGGCCGCTGCCGTAGGAGTAACCTGCGCCAGTGATGCGCCCAGTTCGCCGACGGTAGTAATACCGAGGTTCTGGGTCTGCATCAGGACTTTCTGTACACGCCCGATCGAATCCTCTCCTTCGAGGCCGTAGGCGTTCATGGTCTTCGCAGTGGCCGACAGCGCAGTGTCTACGTCAGTGAAGCCTGCCACAGCCAGTTTGGAAGACTGCTCGAGCATCGATCCCAGCTGCTCAGCCGGAACGGATGCAGACAACGCGGAGTAGGCCGCCTCAGCGAGCTCCGAGGCCGATGCCCCGCTTGCGGAAGACAGGCGCTGGATCTCATCGCCCAGTGCCGCAAGGTCTGCGTCGGATCCCTTGAACAGGGTCGACGTTTTCGCCATCGCATTCTCAAACTCTGCGCCGGCAGACGCCGCGCTCTTTCCCAGATTGGTAAGGGCGTCGAACGCCTTTGTCATCAGCTGGCCGGAGAAAACCCCCAGCGCAGTCTCAGCGGAGCGCGAGAGCCTCTGAAAACCCTCATTTGCCCCGCTTTCATCTACTTTTGTGTCTATTAATACGTGTCCGTCAGCCTGAGACATAAATCACCTCTCAGCTCAGAACAGTGGTTATATCCCCTCCGTTCATGAGCACGTCTGTCAGGCTCTTCTCCAGTTCCCTCTCGGCTTTGGACCGCGGGATCGCAAACAGCTCCTTCATCTTCTGGTAATGCTGTTTCTGCTTTCTGGGCATATCAGGATCGATCTCCATCGTCCTGTAGCCGATGATCCTCGACAGCTCTGTGTCGCCGGGGATAGCGCGGAGAAGCGCCATAAATTGCCACCAGTGCAATGTCTGAGCTGTCAGGTCGATGTGATACGCGGACATAAAGGCTGCATATATGTAATCGGCATCATACTCAAATGAGAACGCATCAGCTGATGATCCGCCGTCCTGGCTCCCGTCATCCTGCGGCTCGCGTCCGCATCGGTAGAACCATAAGATCTGCTGATAGGCCTCGACCCATTCATCCCATGATTCGAACGGATAACTGCCAAAGACAAGCGCGGCCGTCGTGTCCAGCTTCTCGCGATCGGTCATCTCAGGATCCTCGATCAGCTCCGTGATCAGGATCCACGTCCGGAAGTCTGAAGCGATCGGGTAGAACTTCCCGGAGATCTCCAGCGTCTTCGGGAGCGGGTCTGTCAGGATGCTCATTTTTTCTGGTGCCTCCGCTGCTGCCGGTTCTGAAATCCCTGCTGCATCTGCAGGTAACGGTTCCTCGTGTTGTTCATGCGGGCGTCTACCTTATTCCGCTCCTCCACGATCACCTCAAATGCGTCGAAGTGCTCGCCGACATTATTCTTGCCGCCGAAGATCTTCTCTGCGGTACCGGCTCCGAATACGGCATCAAAGAATTCGTTGATGTAAGCGCAGATCTCCTTCATTGCATCAGATGACCTTGCCCACTTCCTCTCTTTTGCCGCATTGGCTCTCTCCTGCATCTCGGCAGCAGCCGCCTCATAGCGTTCCATGAAATCAGCGTCCAGAAAATCAGCTTCCAGCTCAACATTGTTAATATTCATTTGTTATTCCTCCGTGAATTGCACAAAAAAGCGGCAGCCACTACCACGTATAGTGCTGCCGCTCTGCCTCTTTCAGGTCAGTATGCTCAATCGAGCTCAATCGAGCTCAATCAATATGTTGCTTCGAAATCTCCCGCCGTAAACGTCTTGCTTACAGTGTCGAACTTGCCGAGGATCGGATCGCCGACAGCGTTCAGTGTTCCGGAAATCTCGATCTTCTCGCCGCCGTTTCCGGAGAACTTGGACACCTCGTTCGAAACAGTGAACTGTCTCGCCGCGAATTCAGCAGACTGCGCACTGGGTTCTCCGATCGGGTTCCACAGATCTACGCGCACGTAGGTGTGATATGCCTCAGCGCCGACCTTGTGGTCACGGCCATCCTTCCACAGCGCGAGGATCGCGGCCTGGGAAGGGATCAGTCTCGACGTGTAATTAAAGGCTGTCTCATAGCCGGTGATGTCGGAGCTGGACGTCACCTCGTTGACGTAGGTCTCTTTGGAGCTCTTTGCTCCGGGGTTTTCGTCGATCGCAGTGAAGCCGGTACCCATCAGCTCATAGCTGGCTGTTTCGCCGGCGGCTGCGACATTGATGTAATCGGCGACAGTGTTACGCAGGCGCGCATTCCTCTCGCCTTCGAAGATCTGAAGAAAATCTCTCATTTATGCCTCCTTGAAATACTGCAGGCTCAGCTGGATCTGATACCTGGCATTTTCCTCGTTTGCGTCCAGCATATAGCCGGGCGCCTGTATAATGATCTGCTCCGCTTCCATGCCTTCCGGCAGCTGTGGCAGGTTCCCTGCTGCGTTCTGCTCCTCGATCCAGTCCGCCAGTTCCTCGTAGAACTTATCGTTCTCGATGTTCTGGATCCTGTCGAGCGAGTAGAACTCACGGCTCGCAAAGGTGAAGAACTTCTGCCTGACGGACGAGCCGTCGACATATCTTTCCACTATCGCGTTTCCGATCCCCATCTCAATGGAGTACTCCTGCGGCTGATCACCAAGGGCGTCAACCCTGAACACTCCGTCCTTCAGGAGCGGGCATTCCATGAAGTAGTTGCAGATCGCACTTACGATGCTATTTTCCGCCTGCGACAATCTTGCCCACCTCCTTCCTGAGCGTTTCCATGTGGTCGGCCTTCATACGTTCGCACCAGAGACGGCCGCCTTTCGGATGTCCGGGGCTCCCGCCTTTGTTTTCGTAGTACTGCCGGCGGGCGTATGGAACGATGTACTGGATCTTTCCCGATCCGATGACCGTTCCGAGAGTGCCTGACTTTACCAGGGCTCCTGTCCGCATCGGAACATACGGATCCATCAGCCTCAGGCATTCGGAATCCATGAAGCGCTGGGCCTTTCTGAACCGCCCGGCATATTCATCACCCATGCCGGGGTTCCATTTCAGCTCTGCTGTCACGCTGCCGTTTGCGTGCCTCGCTTCAATGATCCTCCCTCTGGGTGTTTCAACGATAAAATCAGCAGCCATCACTTACCTCCGATCCGCCAGTGCTTAACACGGTCAGATCCGTGGATCGTGTTGTTGGCGAAATCTGTGATCGTGATCACGTCGACACCTGCGGCCTTTGCCAGCTCCGTGATGTCTGCCTTCGAGACGTCGCCGACTTTGTGGGCTCCGGGAACAATAAGATCTCCGTTCCTGAGCGTCCACCCTCTCCCGGAATATCCGGTCCTGACGTATTCCTCTTCCTGCGGGTAAGGAATCCGGATCATGTACGCATGACCGGCATCTACCGTACCGCCGCTGCCAAGCGAAGAGCCGCGCCCCTCGTGGTAATGGACGTCTAATACAGTCGGGTGGAAGACTTCCAGACGCTGATCAGAATCTACATACGCATTAAAGATCGTAACAGTCATGTTCGTTTCCACATCCGCATCCCACCTTTCTGTTAAGCCATCCCGTCGGCAGCAGGTGTATCCTTGCGGCTTCATACATCTTGCGGTTGCAGAGCTTCTCTTTGGTTTCACCATCGATGCTCTGCGAAGCGTATGTGACAGAATAGCCGTCGTTGCTCTCAGACTTGACCGGGCCGTTCCCGGATGCCATCTGAGCAGCTTCGTGATAAGCATCAGCAGCCGCACAGACAGCATCTTTAACAGCATCGCATTCTGTCGCAAAGATATTGCCGTTGGGGAAGGTCATGTACCGGATGTACGCCTCTGCCGCTTTCTCAGCGACGAGGAATTCGTCAAGTTCCATCTTGCCGCCACAACTGGCGTAGTAACTGTAATCTACGTACATCCCCATTACTGATCACCTCTTTCTCAGTTGCCAGCCTTCAGGATTGCGAACGGGCATCTCTGAGCCTTTGTAGGCTTGAGAGCGTTGATCGGGTTCGGGATCTCCCAGCCGAGTCTCATGACAGCGCGGAGAGCGACCATGTCGTTCTGCATCAGGTTGTAGGCGATCGTGCCGTCAGTGTTCTGGACGACACCCTCGGTGAACAGCTTGAAGGTGATATCCTGGCGGATCGCATATACAAGCTGGCTGAAATCACCGGCGATCATAAGGGCCTGAGTCTTGTCGAAGGCGCCGTTGCGGGGGAAGCTCATGGGAGAACCATCGAGTGCGTAGTTTGCTGCACCCTGCACGTTGTTGCTGGTGAAGATATAGTGGCCTGCGCCATCCTGAAGGGTTCTCAGCTTCGCTCTCATGGAGATATCAGCCATGTGGCCGTTTACGAAATAGCCGCACTGCTCGACCATGTCGATCACACCGTTCTCGCCCATGATCTTCTCATAGAGGTTGTCGGAAGCACCGAGGGTAACTACCTTGCTGGCAGCAGTCGCAGTTGCAACGATTCCAGCTCTCCAGGAAGTAGGCTTGTTGGTACCGAACAGGATCGCTCCGTCGATAACCTTGCCGAATGCTTCGACGATACGAGGCTTGACCTCGCCCCAGATATCATAAGCGGAGTCATCGAGAACTGCTTCCGGGATCGGAACGATGACCGCGATCTCTTCTGCGACGATGAACTTCTTATCCCACTCCATCTTGGTGGTCTGCTTCGCGCCGGTATCGCCGTTTACGAAGTATGCAAGGGGCAGGGAATCAAGGACAGGCATCTTGTACTGCTTTGCAGTCATGTTGGGGAGCTTGCGGCCTCTGGAAAGGACTGCGGACTGCTCCACGACGCCCTGGATGATCTCATTTGCTTCCTGCACAGGGATCAGTGCATCAGCGCCGGTTCTGTCGATGATCTGAGCATCAGTTTCAAAAAGCTGAAGGAAATTTCTGTTTCTGTTCATTTCTTTTCTCCTATCTTCGGATCGCTTAACGAAGGATCACTTCAGGAAAGCGTTCCGGATATTGTTGTTGATCAAATCGTTTGTGTTCTGGGCCGCCCCGGATCCGCCGCTCTGCGTGCCGGTGCTCACCCTGTAAGATCCGCTCTTGTACTGCGGATTAGCTTTCAGGAACTCGTCTGCGGCCTTATCGAATGGCTTCTTGTCAGTGACCATGCCGCCGACCTTGAACAGCACAAATTCCATGTAGCCGTCAGCTACGCCCTTGGATCTGAGCGTGTCCTTGTTTTTGTAGTCCGCCAGCTCCTTCTGAGCGGCGTCACGTTCCTGTGTGATCTGAGAAACATTCGGCTGCTGGCTCTGCTGTTTCTGTCTGAAGTCAGCCAGTGCCTGCGTCACCTGCTCCTCTGTCATGCCCTGCTGTTTGAAGTAGTTCGCAAGGGCTGCTCTGGATGCCCTGTCAGCTCTGGCATTGGCGATCTCTTCCGCCTGCTCGAAACTGTAGGACGCTCCTGCATTATTCCCGGAATTACCCTGGGTTCCGGATCCCGCCCCGGCTCCTCCGGCGTTTCCGCCCTCTCCGCCGCCGTCCTCGAAGAGCTGAAGGAAGTCAAGATATTTCATGTTGAGGTACCTCCACTTTGTAAGATGTGTGAATCTGTCCCGCAGTACGATGCCCTGCGTTGGCGATCGGAACAGCAGGACTCGAACCTGCGACACGCGGCTTATAAGGCCGCCGCTCTTACCGTCTGAGCTACATTCCGGCATAAAAAAGGCGCCTCACCGAAATGAGGCGCCGGGAGCGTTGCTGAGGAAAACAAAAAAGCTCATGCAACTGCTTAGCAAACGATATTAAATAAACTCGATACAGCCGTATTCTTCGGCGATATCACAGAGGCCAAGGAACCAGGCATCGATTAGATCTTCCGCGGACTGTGTCAGCTGATCCCAGTGCATCGCGACGTGGCCGTCAGCGATCGTGAGCTCGAATCCGGGCAATTCGACGATTTCCTTGAGGCCCTTTCCGAGCATCCAAGTCATTGCAGAAACGCCCGCACAGGGCACGCTCTGGCCTCTGTGTGCGGCTCCTGCGTGGCCGGAGACCTCTATGCTGTTCTGTCTTACTTTGACGCTGATCATAGCCTCACTTCTTTCTGTGCTTCCTGAGGAACTCGACGTACTCAGGATCCAGCCGTGCTATCTCGCCCTTCATGTACGCCGCGAAGCTCTCAGCGAGATATTCAGAGCTGCTGCTTGTTGCGTATCCGGAAATCTGCGTCGCAAACTGACCGCGGTTCGCCGTGATCGCGTTTGTAGTTTTCGGATCCAGCATGGTCCACTGTACGTGGTGGCCCATCTCATGAACCACGAGGTCGGCTACGCTCTTGTCGCTCACCAGCTCCCGGCCGGCTTCCTTGTACCGGAGGGCTACTGCTTTCTGCGTCGGCGACAGCTTGTCGAGGTTGTTCATGACCGTATCCCACGCCTCACGGGATCTCTGGATATAGGCCGCAAAGGTGCGATCATCTTTTATGAGGTCCTTGTTCACGAAGATACCGTGCTCGATCGGGCTGTAGGAGAACAGCGCGTCTGCGCCATCCTTGAAGGCTTTCTTGCCCTGCGCGGATTTCGGTGACACGACCTTGATACCGGACAGCTTTTCAAGTCCGGGGAAATTATCATAAACGTCCTGGAGCGCCTGAACGATCTCGTTCGCGTGGTCTACAGAGATGCCCTTGAGGTTTACCTGGCCTTTGAACGTCCGGTCCATAAAGTTCTTGGCGACATAGGCCTGCGCATTGTTCTGCGCCTCCTCCAAAGTCTTGGCCACGGGTGCAGGTCTGCTCTGTATCCTGTTCGCTTCGAGCTCCTCGCGCCTGGCTTCCTCAGCACGCTCCTTGTGTTTGTCGGCCTCGGTCTGGATCCTGCGCCTCTTCTCGGCCTGCTCTGCAAGGTACTGCTGATACACATCTCTCGGAGGAGCAATCCGCCCTTTCATGTCGTAATAGATCCGCTCCCTCTGCTCCGGGAGCTTCATCACCTTCGAGAAGCGCTTGTACTCGTCCAGCTGAGCCTGGTACTTGCAGCGGGCAAGCATGACCTCGTCTTTGTCTGCTCCGCCCTCCTTCAGTAGCTCCACCTTCTCCCGCTGGGCCCGCATGCAGCGCTCGATGTACCGCTGATGCTGCCGGGCTTCGTAGGCGGTGTACTCCTTGCCCCTGAAGATCTTCGGAGTGTTCTCTTCCCTGTTCATCTGGTCGAGCCACTCGTCGGAGTACATGCGCTCAGAGACTCCGGGAATGAAGGGGTAATAGTCGTGATAGCAGTTCGCGCCGAGCAGTCCTG